GTAGTCACTCCCCTCTAATAAACAACAAGGGTATTTCTTAGAATGGTAAACCATCGTCTGAAGCAGCAGCTTTTGTTGTAGCTGTCTTCTCTTCAGGCTTGTAAGTGTTAACCTTTACGTAGTGAGTTTTTCCGTATTCATTCTCTCCATCTCTGTTACCAGCGATTGTAAGATTGATGTACTTTTCTCCTTTGTAGTCATAAACATGTTCTTTAATCTTACCTAAAGAAACACTAAAGTTTACAATAGAAGAACCATCTTCAAATACTACTTCCTTTCCGTTTCCACAATAAATCGTTTCTGATTTCATAATTCAAATAATTAATTATTAATAATATTACAAAGTTTATTATACTTAAAATTAAGTATTGAATACTTGTCTTTGTATTCCAAGCATTTTTCTTTAAGAAATTCTATTTCTTTATTTAAACTCTCTATGTATGTTATCTGATTAGAGAAATCATACAAGTCTAACTTTTCTTTTATCAATGCCTCACATTGATTGTAAACTACCTTATATTCAAAATCAGTTTCTAAGTATCTTTCGTGATTTTTAAGGTAATGTATAACTGTAGCATGGTCTCTCATTATTAGAATACCTATTCTGCTCTTGTTATAATTAGTGTACTTTCTTAAAAAGTGAGAGTATAATACCCTTGAGTCTACTATATTTCTGTTTCTTTTTTTACTCTTTATATCATCTATAGATACTTGACAAACTACACAGATTACATCCATTATTCTGTCGTGTAATTGCTTTATCTCATCAACATCTATTGCTTCCTCGTTTAACTCGGCCATATAACTACTAATTTATTATTCATTATTTTTATTATTTGCGTATGAACCTAGAAGTACTCCTACAAGCAAAACTCCTAAGAACGCTAAAACTGTTATAGAATCTACCATCATAAAAACATTTTTTTAAATCCGTAATCATCTGAAACATCCATAATTTTATTAATCTTTCTAGCTTGTTTAACACTAAATAATGAAGGCTCATTCAGATACTTCCTTAATGTTGGTAATGATATGTCGGTCATCTTTGAAAGTTTATTTCTAGATATACCTTTTAATTGCATCTCTGCTGTCAATCCATTTTCTTTTCTCATAATTTTGTTTTTATAATTCATCTATCCAAGTAAATTCATAAGGCTCTTTATTCTCTTCAACAAAGTAGTCTTTATACATTCCTAATAAGTGTTTATACTTAGCTCTTCCTCCAGACATGAAGTCATCACCACAACTATAAACCCCTATGTTGTAAGGAGCAGATTTTTCTATCACTATGAATATAAAATTCTTAACTCCGAAGGCATCAGAATAAAATGCAGATTGCCTGTCGTATCCCCACTTGTAAGCGGAGTTTCTAAATCCTTTTGGTGTAGCATCTTGAGTAGTTTTTATATCCATGATATATCCATCTTCAAGATTAACCCAGTCAGCTTTACACTTGCAAAGAACATTGGTGTCAGGGTCTTCCCAAACCATAACATCTTCAGGGGTTCCTTTAGATAGCAGTTCGGTAGCCTCATTGCAAGAGTATATTCTGTTTCTCATACCAATTAAACTGTACCATTCAACTGGTGTAAGAATTAGCTTACCTTCATTTTCTTCAGCAAACTCTTTAGCCATAGCCTTGCCATCTTTGGTGCGCTTATCCATCTTAGGCTCCATAACAACAAGTTCATCGAACTTATCTTTTTCTAGGATACATAAGTGGAAAGCTCTACCAAAAATGAGTGCTCTTGTTTCTTCTCTCTCTGAAGGGTTGTCTTTGTAGTGTTGATAGTGAGCTGGACTCACTGCAATTTTACCTAACTGTGAGTTAGTAACAAAGTCAAAATCAGAGTAGTAAGCCGAGTCATCGACAAACTTCTTGATAAACTTTTCGAACATTACGCTAAAGCTTGACTAATTAAATCAGACTGAGGTTTAGTCAATGTGTAATTAGAAATCTTACCCTTAACTACATCACCTTTACCATCTTCAATAGCCTTCAACATAGCCTCCAACTGAGGTGCTGTTAATTTAGGCTTAGGTGAAGACTTAGGTTTTACTGGAGCCTTCTTCTTAGATACGGCAGTTTTAACCTCATCAGCAGAAGCTACAGATGTGTCTATACCTATACCAAAGTTACCAAGAACTCTACCCCAAGCAGAAGTTTCGCAGTTCTCAATAAAGCTAGTCTTGTTGATATAACCATCTGCTTGTGTCTCGTGAGCGTGTGCAGTAGCCATAAGTATTCCATCAGAATTTACTATGCTAGCTTTAAAAACACAATGCTGTTCGGTAGCCTGAACAAGCTCTGTTACTAGGCAGTAATTAGGATAATTCTGTCTGAAATGTTTGAGTCTTTCGTTTACTGGGATATACTCTTTCCCTTTGATGTTTATTGTTTTCATTGTTGTTAAATTAAATTAAATTGTCAGCAAATATAATAAAAAAGATTTACATCTGCAAAATTATTCCGTAGTATTTATTTCTGTTTTTATTTCGTGTATGATTGAACAAATTTCATACTCTTCAATTTTAGTAAAGTAATCAATCAGATAATTCATTATTATATTTATCTCCTTATCTTTACCAAAGTCATCGAATAAAGTTTTAATAGCATCAATGTTATTTACTATATAGATATACATTTCCTCTTCAAGAACATATTCTTCCATGTCTTGATATTCAGAAATTGTGTCCATTACTATCCTAAATATTAATGGTCTCAATTTATTCATTGATTTTTGTGTCTCTTTATCCATGATGTTATTTTAATTAAAGGTAGTAAAAATATCATTGATAAGAAAGTAAACATAGTTACAAAAAATAAAAAGAAAAAGAATGTATAGGATATTACTGTTACTATTATTTCAAACATATTTCCTCTCTCCATTTTACAAATTCTATCATATTTTTTAACTTCTTTATATTGTGTGTAGATAACACAATCTTATTCCAATTTCTGTTTTCCTCAATAGAACTATTAAGCATAGCTTTTAGTTGTAATGACTTAACATTATCTACGTTGTTTGATTTATCTTCCTCTTCCATCTTTTGTTCTTTGTTTGTGTGTCCAGCCAGTTAATAGGTAATAGTTATCCCAAGATATTTTATTTTTAAACCTGTTGCTTTTATTGTAGTATTCAATCATATTCTTTACAGTAACATCTTTTCTTTCTACAACTTTATTATATTCATTTTTCATCTTCTAATACTTGTTTTTTGACTTCAATAATTAAGTCCATCATGTTATCATACACAATGTCTATATCATCATTGTTTGTCCAATTAATTATTTCTTTCTCGTATTGGTCAGATGTCCTCAGTAACCTATTGAACTTCATTTTTACCACTTTGGAGTGAGCTCCCTTTAAGTTATACAGCTGTTCATTAAAGCATCTAAATATAGCTATTAATAAATTAAGCTCTACTTTTTGTTCTTTTGTCATTCTTCCATTATTTTATAATCTTTATCATTCATACTTCTTAATCCTAATACACACCAATCCTTTTCAATTCCGTACTGACCTCCATCTAGTTTGTAGGTTATTACTTTATGAGTTTCACGACCAGTATACTTACAATTAGAATATTCTTCTAGTATCATAACATCTCCAACCTTATAATCTCTATCATCAAACCTAGCCTCAAATGACTTTACATCATCAGAAACATCTCTGAAGAATAGTGGTGATATTTTAACTTCGTGTACTTTAGGTTTCATTATTAATATAGTTTTAACTTTCATAATACTCTGGTTTATCGTTAGTTATATCTAGTGTATTCTCTAGTAGTGTTTCTACTTCATCATATCTTTCATTGAAGAAATCTTGAGTCTCCTCTGTAAATCCTAGTTCATTCCTTTCTATATCCATATCAAAGGTATCCTCATGAAAGTTTAGTTCGGTGAGTTGTGTAGCTATCTCGCTAATAAACTCAATCCATTTGTCGTTTGGTATTCTGTGTTTACTCATTACTTAAAACTTTTATTAAATTCTGTTATTGGTTTATATTCAATATCTTGCTTTAGATTTATGTAATCATCATACATAATTTCAATCTTTCTTATACGATATTTAAAATCATCTGATGTATAGTGATACTTTTTATCATCTATTGCTTCCGCTAATTCTTGTAGTCTTTTAACTACTTGATACTTAATTTCTTTTGCTCTCATAATTTTATTTATTTAATTTCTAATTTACATATATGGTTTACATATTCACACCATTCCCCTATCTCAGAGTGTATAACATTATCTTCACCTAAAGCAACCATGAATCCTTTATCGCCTAAGTCATCAATACATTTATTGACCGCCATAACATCTTCATACTCATCGTACCACTTGAGATAGTCTTCTACCCAAACAATCCAATACTCTGTGTAAGTTATTTTATTATTTTTTTTATCAAACTCGCTCCAACTGTAAGTCTTTTCATACCATTTGAATGAGTCTTGTAGGTCATGTTTTTCTAAAACTTTATCCATTTTATCTCTTGAGTCTTTCTTGGCTCCAAAGATTACTTTACTTCTGTATCCCATATTATTTAATTTTATATTGTCCTAGTGTTAGTACTGCTGATACCCATAGTCCTACATATATCGCTGATTGTTTGTCTCCAAAGAACCATAGTGATAATGATAGGGTTAAACTGAATGTTGCAAATCCTAGTGTGAATAATTTTTGTTTGTCCATAATTTAATTTAGTTTAATGTTAATTGTTAAGAATAGTAAGGTAAGAGATTGGTGTCGCAACTGACTTTACTCTTATTAAGTGTGTATAGCACAAGCTACTCATTACACACCTTACTATTAATTATTTCTTGCTTGTTCTATTAATCCCTCTTCTATTGAGTCAGTCATCATCAAGTCAAAGTACATGTCTGTAATATCTATACCATTATATTCGACTTTCTTTATTTCTATATCTTCTTCAGGTGGTTGCTCCCAATTTCCAGTGTCCGAATAATATCTGTAATATATTTCTATCGTATAGGTTTCTTGCTCTATACAATAGCTATCTTCTACTACTCTTTTCATATGTTATATATTAAGTTATAAATTATTGATGTTGTCATAGCTACTATACCTAAGTACATAACAACGTATCCTAAAATTTCTTTCTTAGTTTGTTTATCTACTTTCATTTTGCTATTTGTAATAAGGTTAATCTTTTCTCCTTCTCGCGCAAAGATAGGGTGTCCCAATCGTGTGGCTTTATAATACCATCAGTTGCAAATACTATTCTAGATTTTGCTTTTACTTTACTTTCTCTGTCCTCTACTGACATATCAGTCAATAGCATGAACATCTTCATCATATCTAAATTGTTACTCATTGTTTTTATTGTTTTGGTTAATAAATTCTACTACTGCATTATAGGTTCTACTTAATGATATATTAGTCAATCCATCGTATATATCTTGATATATAAAATCTTCTCGTTCTGCTTCTCCTATTAAGCATTTCTCTACCACAGGCATAAGCCAATCCCAAGATACATTGTAAGATAGTTCGTGTTCTTCGTACCAACTACTATTGAAATAATAGTTTACTTTACCACTCCAGAATACCTCTGTATCTAATCCCATAAATTCTGCTATTAGTTTATTGTTCTCTTTCATTCATAATTATTATAATTGTTAATAAATTTTATTGTTTGTACTTGTTTTTCTATTGACTTTGTAAATTATATCCCATAACTTTGCCTTGCTATTGTGCTGTATAGTATAACACACCGTTTACTTTACACGAGTTCTTTTTTTAAAGATAAAAAAATCTCTCTCAGTGAGCCTTGCGAACGGTGGCGAAGCCATAGTGATGTCCCATTTAACGCCCTAGCTATATTCATTTTTTTCCTCTGTATGAATATTCTTTTCTTCTATTCTTATATTGATTGCCTCTTGTATCTTTCTACCCATATCCAATACGTTTTCAGTTTCCGCCATACTCAAGTTGTAATCTTCTGCAAACTTTTCTGTTGAAAGGTAGTTGTTGAACCAATCTAGGTACATATCGTGTAATTGTTCTTTGTTGTAATTCATTTTGTTTTTAGTCTAAGTTTAACAAATTCATCTTGCTTTCTTTCTTCCTCTTCAATAATCTCTTCTAGGTAGCTAGCTATCTTATGGCATACTTCTACTTGTGATTGCACTATCATCTCTTCTATTCTACCAGAATGATAACTATCGTAGTGAAAGTCTCCACTATCTATATTCTCTAGCATTCCTTTTAGTTTGTGTATTCTATCTTGCATGATTGTAGTATTCATTTTTAAATGTATTAATTAGTCCTCTTCCGTAGGCGGTATGAAATCCGTATGAATGTGTACCACTCATAGGTTCGTTCTCTATTATAAGATGGAATAAATCCTCCACATCTACATCATATTCGTTAGCCGTATATTCTAGTGCTAACTCCATACTATCGGCACAATGTTTCATATGTCCGTAGTGTCCTTCTATGTAATCTTGTATTTCTTCTGCTTTCATTATAGTATAATTTGTTTTAGTTTCTTATATTCTACTGCATATCCATCTTCTACAAATATTAATTCATATCTGTATCTATTTTTGTAGTTGTTTCTGAGCATAAATTTTCTTGCTCCCTCGTATGTTTTAAAGTATTTTATATCCCACATTATAATTTAATTGTTTTAAAAACGAGTTTCAGTTGTGGTCGACTGCTTTTGGTGTTGTTTTGCTACACTTTGCAATAGTGTCAGAATTTTGGTTAGTCAATCTGTGTGACTCCTCTTTTTTCTTTTTTCTCGTTTGTTGTTTATATTCTAGGTAAAAAGTGTTCATCATTTCTACTTAGTCCAGCAATATCGTGCTTGAGGTCAAAGGTGTAGTCGTATAGATTTTGTTCATCTAGCTTGACTAACCTCTCACAAAAGTCATCGTTATCGAATAGTACGCTAAGTATATCAATACTTCTTGTACCTTTCATCATTTCTTCTGTTAGTCTTATTTGACAAATACTTATAGCTTTATCAATATTTTTCCAATTCTTTTCCATTACCACCCAATATTTTTTAGTTCTTTATATTCTACTGCATACTCGTTATCAACGAAAATTACGTTGTATCTGTACTTGTTCTTGTTTCTAGAAATCCATTTGTCTAAATGTTTTTTCTCTCCAAAATAGCGTGTTATCCACATAGTGTTAGTGTTTAAGTGTTAGTGTTGATAGTGATTTTTTCGGCTTGACTACATGTAAGCCCATTACTTGAGAAACATAGTTTATGTGTTTCTGTGTAGTTTTAGACCAATACCCTAATTGTTTTAGGTTGTCTCCAGATATTGTAGCAACGTGTGTATCGTAAGACATTACTTTGTTGCCATCTACCCTAAGGTTTTGTCTGTAATTGTTAAATACTCTTGTCATTTCTATTTAATTTAATTGTTTACAAATATAGTGAAAATATTTTACATACACAAATCATTGTCCATCATCTTGATAGTCATCTTGCTGTTCTGTATCTAGTTCACCTAGTGCTATGTACTCATTCTTGAGTTGCTCTAATTGTTCCGCTACCTTGTGCTTATTACCTTTGAGCCCAAAGTATTTCTTTACATCGTTAAACTTCCAATTTCTGTGCGGTTTCATACCAACAAGAAATAGTTTTACATCTCTTATGGATACAATTAGATTGTAAAAACCTCTGTGCATAGGGTTTCCGTTTGCTGATATTACTCTTTCATTTGTGCAGTCTTCTAGGTATCTAGAGTTTTGTACTGCTTCTGTATACGTTAGTATCTCTCTCATCTTTTTACTTGTTTTATAAAGGGGGGATTGCTCCCCCCAAGGTTATTACTTTTTAGCATTCTTTACCATACTAGATATAAAGTTCTTCCACTTATCAGATTCAGTCATCTGATTTATTGAGTAGCTATACTCTAGTATTTCAAGTTCTGCCATAGTCTCACACTCGTTTACCATAGCGTTCCTCTTGGTATGTTTACTTAGTGGAGTCTTAATCATTCTAGATTTCTCTCTTGATAGGGGGACAATATATCCCCCACCTCTTGCATTATTTGTCATAGTAGTATTAATTGGTTAGTGTAATTGTTA